CGCTCTTCCGATCTGTGAGAGCAGTGCGGGGGGGGGTCGCAGGGGGTACATGGCCTGTATTTTTTGGCTATGTGTTTTCATGGTGTACCTAGTGGATAAAATACTGTTCAGAACTTCCCAATCTTGAACAATATATTGGTCATCTTCTTCTGCGGGTTCGCTGTGGTTTGCTTGGTGTCTTCTTCTTCTTTGGTTTCTTGTAATACATTTCATCTTCTCCTGCGCGCAGTCATTCGCTTCCGATAGTCATCCATTCTTTTCTTTCTTGACTCTCTCTTTTGTTTTGGACTGGGTGGCAATGGAAGTTCACCATCTTTGAACATTCTGAATGCAATTGCAGTTGCTTGCTTCTGTGGGTATCCTTCACGAGTCAACCGCACAATCTTTCTTGAGATTGCATAGTTTTGTATCTCTGTTCTCTTTGCCATTAGACCCACTCCCAATCTTCACTGTCTTCTTCTGTCTGGATTTCTTCAATGTGATTCAAAACATTCAATGCTTCTTTTATCAAGTCCAATGTCATTGGGTGTTCATGATGGTCATCGAATTCCACTCCATCATTTGTCCAGTGTACCATCATCACATCTTCACCATCAACAGTTACATATCCAATACCATCTGCATGCGCATAGTCTGCACCCAGTTCTTCAATCCTTTTCTGGAATGATTCTGCTGCTGTTGTTGGATTGACAAGAACTTTGGAAACAATGCCACGCATAAGCATTGAAACCAGTTCAACAATGTTTCTTTCTGATATACTCATACTGTAAATATAACACCAAACAAGAGGTTTTTCCATGCCAACCATCAATGTACCAAAGAGAATTCAAATGATTGCCAACCGCGCTATTGAATACAATATGTCACTTCCAATGTCCAATCGCGCTGCATACAAAGATGAGAACAATAAAAGAGTTCCTGGCACTGGAATGCGAACCGCTCGAAGATTGGCCAGTGGTTCAGTTGATTTGGAACAGTTGAAATTGATGGATGCTTGGTTTGCTAGACATGGAGAAGCAGAAGCAGAATCCAAAGCCAGACAAGACAAGACATCCAAAGCAGCAATTGCATGGGCTTTGTGGGGTGGCAGTGATGGACAAAGATGGGTCAAGCGTGCAATCAAACAACTGGAAAAGTGAAATCAATACACCAGTTTTGCCAATAAATACACGTAAATACACGTAAATACACGTTAATACACGTACCTGTATTGGTACTTTGACCCGCTAGTAACAGTCATCTAGTACCCTATACCTATACTATTATACTAAAATTCTTTGAAACATTTTAATAACTGGTATCTGAAAGATAGTAAACGTAGAAAACAACATTGAGAAAATCAGGTATTTCTTTCTATGTGACCGCCACCAACAGCGCAAAGTGTGAATGGGTATCCTGTATTTACGTGTATTTAAGTGTAGTTTTGGTGTATTGGTGCACAGTTTTGGTGTATTGGTTTGGTCTAACTGGTAAAAATAAAGTATCAGTTGACACCTAAACTGGAAAGTAAACCAAAAAGAAAAAGACCAGCCCACCTGAATGAACTGGTCCCAACCATAGGAGTCTTACAACATACAAACATCTCTGTCTGCAGAATCATTGTAACACATCTACAGAATGTATCAACTTGTCTTCTTCCTCCACATTCTTGATTTGTGGGTATTGGAATAGAACTGTTCATATCCACAGTCTCTGCAGATTTGTGCAATCCTTTTGGTGAATCCTTTGTGCTGGTTCACTGCTGACAGGTCTAAGAACTCCATNATTTGTGCTGTGGTTGCCTTGCCTGCATTCCTTTTGATACAGTCCAACACNTTGACTGTCCANGGGTCATCNATGATGAATGACTGTTGGTANTCCATCAATCTGTCTTCACTGTCTTCTTCCAACCACCACTTGATTCCTTGATTGTACCAGTGCAATGCTTCTGCCCACANTTGNNTTCTGTTGTTCACAATGTATTCTGTGTCAATCTTCTTTGTGATATCGACAATCCAAAACCTTCGTTCAGGACCATCACTCAGAAACTGGTAATCATTGGTGGATGCTGTGAATACTGTTCTTCTTTGTCTTTGAATGGGCATCTTTGCATAGGCTGGTCTGTATCTGTCACTTGCTGAAGTCAGAAACTGTTTTGCATTCGCAGCTGTCTTTCCTTGCAGCGCGTGCATTTCTGCCAGTTCCCAAATCCAAACACCTGACTGGTGTAACAGTTCATATGAATCTTTGTGTGAGATGTTGATATTGGAATCAGAAAACCATTCTTCACCTGCCAACAGTTTCAATGCAGTTGACTTGCGCATTCCTTTGGAACCAACCAACACAAGACAAGTATCCATCTTGCATCCAGGTTTCATGACTCTGGCCACACATGAGATGAACCACTTGCAACTCAGTTCAACCATCAGTTCTTCACATGCTTCTGGAGTCTTGGCATTCAATACATTCTGAAAGAATGGTTCAATCCTGTGTTCACCATCCCATTCAGGCAAGTCCAGCAACCATTCTTTGATGGGTTCAATGGCTCTTTCTTGTGCAACCATGATGACTGAAGCACGCAATGCTTTGTCTGTTACTCTGTATCTGTAGTGNTCNTCNAAGTTCAATGCGATGACNTCCAAGGTNACATCACTGACCATCTCACCATTCAGCAAGATTTGGTCTGAATGTTCNTTNTAGCAAAGACTNGNNTATCTTGGGTCATTGCGCAAGATGCTTGCTGTGTTCCATCTGCAGTTCAGTGGAATCATAATGTTTGTCCCTCNTTTGGTTTTCTTGCGCAGCATATCCCAAGTGTCAATGTCTGCTTCAGGTGGGTTNCCCTTGGCTTCGACTGTCAGACCCGTTGCTTCTTGTGCAAGTTGAATCAGTAGTTCTGTTCTTTGTTTGTTTGTTAAGTGTGTCATTTTCTCTCTCTATGATGTCAGTATGTTGTTTTGTTGGTTGGTTATAATAAGTCTTCGAAGCGACCCCACCACCCGCAACTGTTTACATGGTTGCAGGTTGGCCATTTATATGCGATTCCAGTACATGGGTCAATGCTGAAATGTACACTGTTTCTGTTGCACTGTGGGCAAGATATATATCTGGCTTCATTGTCTTGGATAGTTGCACCAGCCTTGTTCGCCAAAGCAAGTCTAAAGCTGGGGTCCATCATGACTTCATTGATAGATGCTTTGCCATTGGAATACACCTTTGGAATATATTGTTTTCGCACTGGTTGTTTGATTTCAATGTGTTGGTACTCCAGCACAAAGTTTCTGCCCACATTCCATGCTGTTTGATGGTAGTTTGCTGGAAACATTGGGTGGTGACTTTTCATGTCTGCACTGGGTGGTGTTGGTATTCCATATCTGAAATAGATTCTTGCTCTGTCATTCAGTGCTGAACTGTCAGGTTCACCAATACCAACAACACAATCCCAAACACCTTTGGCAGCAATGCTTGCACGTGGCCAATCTTCTGCTGGAACTGGTTCTTCCAATGGCAGAATGATTCTGTATTTGTGATAGTGTGGTCTGTTGCTGAATGATGTGTGTGCAATCACATTGTATTCATGGAATAACCGCCAAGTATCAAAGGTGGTGCATCCATCATCAATGTCAAAGACCAAGAACCAAATCTTCTCTGCGTTCTTTCCTGCCCTGCGCATTCTTGTAAATGTTGTTGGACTCCACAAAGGCAGCTGGTCTTTCTGATGTGTGAACTCCTTACCATATGAAGTTGTAAAACCTTTTACCAGTTGGTCAAATGTCATAGCATGTTCTGTTGCCCTGGTATCTCGTAAGTCGTTGAATGTTGTAAATCTCCAGTGTTTTCTCATAGCGTGTAAATCCTCCATTGGGTGTGTGGTTCTTCTTGTTTGCTGCAATACCAGTCTTCTGCAGTGACACAGACAACTTGATTGTCATCATTCCAAACCTTTGCTTTTGTCAGGACATCCAACAGCATCTTAATCATGTTGTCAATGTCTGGTTTGGTGACCTTGGGTATTCTTGCAACTGTGTCTTTCTTGCGGTTCAATCTTGCTGGCCTTTTGTGGCAGAATGTCATGGAAACTTTGATTGGACCATTGATTGGTTCATGGTCAATCTCTATTTCTTTCAACATGCTGCGCTGGTATTCCACTGATTTCTTTGGAGTGTATGCACCCCACTTGGACATTCTAGGCCGACCCAAAGCAACTGGGCTAGCGTGAAATGTTCCTTGGCTATGTAGTATCCACATCATTGTTCCATCTCAATCTGAGAACACCAAGCATCAAACAAAGGTGGCCAGCCCATTGGACTGATTGCCCTGGTTATTCTTTGCAGATGTGTGATGGATGGGTATGACTCTGAGCGCATCCATTTGAATATGACATATCGGCTGCAGTTGGCAATGTCTGCAATCTGTTCAACTGTGAGTGAACTGGATGCAATCTGTTCCCGCAGCATGATTCCAAACTGTGGGTTCTCCAGTGCTTCAATCTTTCTGTATCCCCAGTCAAGTGCTGTAATCTGATTGTCAAAGTCAATGTATTGGTATTCGACATCTTTATAGACAACTGATGCTTCCCAAACCCATTGCTGATAGCCTTTGTGCTTGTATCGTTTCAAGATTCCAACTTCCCTACCTGCAATGCAAATGGGCATGTCATCTATTCTATCACCAAACTTCATGCGCGCTGCAGTTCTGCCATGTTCTTTGATGTATTCTCTGATTGTTCTTGTCATGTTGTTATTCCTTCCCTAGTTTATTGAATGATATGTTGTGAAAGATTTCCCAATGTTTTTCTCTTGGGTATTGTTTTTGTATTGTGAAAATGACTGTGTACAGAAACAAGTTGTCAATCTTGTCCTGCTGAAGATGTTCTTCAATGCTTTCTTTGAATCCTGTTCTCCATTGCAAGTCTTCCATTGTCCAGCCCAGGTCATCCAAATAGATGTGTATTCTGTCCAAGTATGTCATTGCTGGTCACCTAGTGAGATATACAGTTTGCGCATGATTTCAAAAGGTTGGTCCAAGTGCTTTCTGCGCAAGTGTTCCACAATCAGAATCATTTGGGTTTCAGTTGGTCTGCCCATTCCAGAAAACCACTTTTCAAAGTAGGTTCTGTGTATCAATGTTTTGTGGGTGAGATATGTCAAAGACATCTTTGATTCCACTAGGTATTGTGTCAGCTGTTCTTCAAATGTCATAGTTCCATTCCTATTTCTTGTATTGTTACTTTGATTTGTGGGTGGTTGATTTCTAAATACTTGACAAACTCTATCCATGTTTTGTCTGAACTGTTGTATCTGCACTTGATGAAATGCTCTGCAGTGCTTCTGCAGTAGAATACTTGACTGTGTGCTTCTTGATAACTGGCAACAATCAAGATGTATAGTGTTCTCATCATCATACACCCACCGCCATGCACAGCAGTGCAAATGTCAATCCGATTGCAGAAAAGAAGCCAGTCACCAATAATGTCCCAGCAAGATGTTGTTTGATTTGGTTGTTCATGTTGTACCTCATTTGATTTGTTTTCTTGCTGTGTTCCAATCATTCAAAATTTTGGAAGGCATAGCCACATTTATAGAAGAAGACAAAACTACATGGGAAGTATGTAAATCATATGTCCAATCAATCCCATCTTTACAAAGATGACAGACATCACAAATCAATTGTAGAATCTCATTTTCAGAATCATCATTAGACCAGCAGAAGAGCTCTATATTATTGCATTCATAAAATCTGCATTCTTGAATGGCATCTTTGACAGATACTATATTTTCTAGGGTAAAGACTCTGTTGCTGTATTCTATATTATCGTTTATCATGTCCCCATCTTCATCAAGTTCATAAAAGCGGTATTCAAATACCATATTTGATTGTTTGATTTTTTGTCCATAGTAGCTGCGACTTATTTCTTTTTTCATTGTGTACCTCATTGATTGATGGTGGATGGTTTGACCCACCCACCTGTTTGATTATTGATTGAATGTGAAGAAGTTCATTTTTAAATCACCATTTTCAATCCATTGGTTAACAAGTTGTTTGTTTTCACGTTTGATTCTACTTTTTTGATTCCATGGTGCACCAATTAAACTTGTTAACCCCTGATATGGTTCACTTTTGATTCGACCTTCAGTAATTGGGTTTTTACTGCAAATTACAAATGAACTACTGAAAAACTCAACCACTACACCATATTTGTATTCTGTTAAACTTGTGCGAACATGTTCAACATTTCCAACAAGCATAATGTGTTTTGTTTTTTTTCCCGCTTTGACCGTTTCACCCTTATTGTATGTAATGTTATTTTTGATTGATTGTGTCATGTTGTACCTCATTGATTGTTGTCAGATAGTTTGTCCATCTGTTTATGATTATGCACTGTTCGTTCACATATGTCAACACTTTTTTTATTTTATTTTCGATGTGTTATAGTATTTCCATGACAAATCCAATAATGAACCGAAAGCAGCGCATGACACGTGGAGAACAGAACTTTGAAAAATATCTTCTGCCATTGGTGCAAGATAAGTTTCCTGGAGTGTGGCACTCGTGCAATGAACAACCATTGGACTATGAACATGGCATTGACTATGTGGTTGTCAATGGTGCATCAATCACAACCATTGCAGCGCGTGTTTGGATGTCCCACCCCAAAAGTCATTTCACCTTGAGATGGAAAAGGACCAGCGACCCATTCAGAAAATTGGAACTGGGTAGTAGAATGGATGCTTTTCACAATGGTGGTCTTCTCAGTGACTGGACAATTGAAGGCTTCTTTTACAATGACAAGTCATACATTGCTATGGTCCCAACAATCAGATTGCTGGATGTTGTAGACAAACACTTTGAAGGCCTGCACAAGTTTACAATCAGAAATCAGAATGACTACACCTGGTTCAAGCGCGTTTCATTTTATGACTGGGGATTGGATGAATGGGTTGAAAAGATTATAGATTCATTCTGATAAGAAAAGTCTAAAATCTTTACATATGGCCTTTCTTATGTAAAAACAATTACTACTTCAATGCAATCTTGATTTCCTTCACATCATCTTTGATAACATCCACTTCTTTGTTCAACTCTTGCAGGCTGATTGTCAAAGTGCCCAATGATTCGCGGTACATTTCGCGGTCTTGATTGTGTGAGTCAACAATCTTGTCCAACTGGTCCAAGTGTCTGTTCACCCATACTGGAACATTTGCACCCACCCACTTTGCAATTGCATACAAACACACGACACATAGACCCAATGCAGCAACAGGGCCAGTCAATACTTCAATCATCAGTTGTTCAGTCATCGGTTCTTCTCCCACTTCTGAAGTCCTGCAGCCATTCCCAAAGCAATCTGAGATGCACCAAAAGCAT